TATTTATACAAGACGGCGTTAGTAAAACGATAACAATCAACGGAGGAGGCAGTTCCGTGATAAAGATCAAACAAGGATGAAGAGTCTAATTAAAACAATTTTGGTTGTTTTGTTGTTATCAGTGCCATTGATCATGCAATGGACACCTTTAGAAATAATAAAACTTAAAACTTTTGATGCACTGGTTCCAGAAAAACAACAATCAAACTATTTTACTGTATTAAATATTACTGAAGAAGATATTGAAAGAGAGGGTGGTTGGCCTTTACCTAGAGCAAGATTGGCTGAAATACAAAGAGAAATTATAGCGCGTGGCGCTTTGGGAGTTGGTTGGACAGTAGCTTTTCCGCAAAAAGATCGTTTAGGTGGAGATGAGGATTTTGCAGAATCTTTACTAGGCAGCAACAGTATTTTAGCCATGTATGAAAACGAAGGCAGTGGATACCCTAACACTGTAGGCACAGTCATTATGGGTGATCCTGTAGGTGGCTACCCTGTTTCGGGCGTTGTACAAAATATAGAAATATTAAAAAGATCAGCAGCGCAGGGCATCGCATCTGCTCCTGTTGATATAGATCAACTTGTAAGACGAATACCGTTACTTATGAAAACACCTGATGGATGGGTTTCTGCATTTGGAACAGAAGTTTTAAAAGCTTTGGTAGGCTCAGATACTTACATAATAAAAACCAATCAAAATGGTATTCAAGAAGTTGTGGTTCAAGGATTACCGCCTGTGCCAACCGATTCACTTGGTCGCAAATGGATAAGCTGGGTAGATACAGATCAAACAACCCTTGAAGAAATGAACGTAAATCAAAGGTTTGTTTTTATTGGCACTGATGCAGTAGGCATATTACCTCAAGTTGCTACGCCCGTTGGTTTGCTTGAACCTCATAAAATACAAGCAGCGCTGGCTGAATCCATACTTATACAAGATAGCCCGCGCATACCCGATTGGTCTTTTGCAGCAGAATTAGCAATTTTATTGCTTACTGTAGCGATTGTATGGCTTTTAGTGCTTAATTTAGGTGTAACCATAGGTATTACGTCATTTTTGATGATATTTGGCGTTACTGCGGCATCTGGTGTGTATTTAATACAATCTGGGATGTTAATTGACGTAACTTGGACGTTAATTTCACAGTTTTTTGCAGCTTCAGGCGCATTTTATCTTAATTTTCGCACTCAATATCGCCTAAGACAGCAAATCAAGAAGCAATTTGAACATTATTTAGACCCAAGACAAGTAAAAGAGCTACAAAAAGACCCAGATTTATTGAAATTAGGCGGTGAGCTACGTTATTGCACGTTTTTATTTACAGATTTACGTGGATTTACCTCTATGAGTGAAAAAATGACTCCAGAAGAGGTCGCAGATGTTATGAATACTACTTTAACCATACAAGTTGAAGAAATACAACGATCAGGCGGTATGGTTGATAAATTTATTGGTGATGCTTGTATGGGTATCTTTTCAGCACCCTTAGATTTAGCAGAACATCAAAACAAAGCGATAGAGGCTGCGGTAAGAATACAAGAACGAATCAAAAAACTTAATGATACAATGGATCAAGAAATACAAATTGGAGTTGGTATTCAATCTGGTACTGCTTGTGTAGGTAATATGGGTTCAGATACTAGATTTGACTACACAGCAATCGGTAATTGTGTCAATGAGGCTGCAAGATACGAATCAAGCACAAAAGAGGTCGGCGTGGATATACTAATTGGCTACGAATGTGCAAAATCTTGTAAATATTTGCTAAAAGAACTAGAACCAATTAAAGTAAAAGGCAAAAGAAATAAACTTAGGGTGTTTACATGGGATTCAAGCTTGCAATTATCAGCACAGGATTGTTGATAGCGGTATCAACTTCTTCGTGGTTCTATATAAAAATACAAGACAAAGAGATAGCTACATTGAAGGCAAATGCGGTAGTTCTTGAACAAAAGATAGATGAGCAAAATGCCAGTATTGATAACTATTTGGCAAAACAAAAAGAAACCACTGAACAAATAAATAAACTTAATGATCAAAATCTAGCGTCTATGCGAGAAGTTAGCGAGTTGCGCAATACTTTTCAAAAACACAGTCTGACTAATTTAGCGATGGCCAAACCTGGTTTGATAGAAAATATTATTAATAAAGGTACTGCTAAAGTAAAAACAGATTTTTTAGAATTAACTGATCCAAAAATGTTCGAGGAAAAAAATGAAGAAACTATTAATAATTAGTTTAATAATCGGTTTTTCTTTGATGATTTCTGCATGTTCTTTATTAGAGCCTCGCACTGTACCTGTAGAAGTGAAAACGATTACTTTGCCAGCTCCCATGTATCATCCTCCCATGCCTTTAGAAGTAAGCTTGCAAGATATTAAATGGCGCGTTCTTACTCCAGATGTGATGGAAGAGTATTTACAGCTTATTAAAGAAGGTAAAGCTCCAGCAGAGCCGTATTACGCGCTTTCAACTCAAGGCTATGAAAGCCTAAGCATGAACATGGCAGAGCTTAAAAGATACGTTACCAATGTGCTGGCGATAATAGAGTATTATAGAGAGCAAGATACAAACACAGAATTACAGGATAATCCAAATGAGTAAATCACCTGATGCTTTTGTTTATCAAGCAGAGTTAGATAGAGTGGTAGACGGAGACACCATAGACATAATTTTAGACCTTGGATTTAGTGTAAAATTACACAAACAAAGAGTACGTTTGTCCGGAATTGACACACCCGAATCTAGGACAAGAAATCTTGACGAAAAAAAACTAGGATTAGCTGCAAAAGAACGATTAAAAGAGTTGTGTGTTGGTAAATTTAAACTAAAATCTTTAGGCAAAGGTAAGTATGGAAGAATCCTTGGCATACCGTATACTGAATCTGGCGAAGATATTTGTCAGAAGCTTATTAAAGAAGGACATGCAGTTGAGTACCACGGTGGTAAAAAAGTCGCCACAGTCAGAAAAGATGGAACATGGGGTTAATATGAAAATATCAGAAGAAGGCAAATCTTTAATTAAAAAATTTGAAGGATGTAAATTACAAGCTTATCTATGCTCTGCAAATGTTTGGACAAACGGATGGGGTGCAACTCGCGGTGTGAAAGAGGGTGATGTTTGGACACAAGAGTATGCTAATGAAAGGTTTGACGAAGATATAGTTGAGTTTGAAGATTATGTTAACAAATATGTTGAAGTTGATTTGACCCAAAATCAATTCGATTCTCTTTGTGCATGGGTATATAATTTAGGTCCATCAAACCTAAAATCGAGTACTATGCTCAAGGAACTTAACGCTAAAAATTACTCAAAAGTACCCAGCGAAATAAAAAGATGGAACAAGGCTGGAGGTAAAACTTTAGATGGTTTGATTCGTAGACGCGAAGCTGAGAGTCTTTTATTTCAAGGTAAAGAGTGGCATGAGGTCTAATGTCAGAGGTTTCCTTAAAAGACTTTGATATATTATCTCAACAAGATCAAGCTGAAGCCGTAGCTTTACTTAATAGGTTTGAACAGCTAAAAAAGCAAGATTCTTGTCAAAAAGATTTTATAACCTACTTAAAACACATGTGGCCTGAGTTTGTAGAAGGTCGTCATCATAAAATTATTGGTGAAAAATTTAATCGTATAGCTCAAGGTAAATTAAAACGGTTAATCGTATGTTTACCGCCAAGACACTCTAAATCTGAGTTTGCAAGCACTTTCTTTCCTAGTTGGATGATGGGTTTGCGCGGTAATTTAAAAATTATTCAAACCACACACACAGCAGAACTTGCAGTCAGGTTCGGTCGTAAAGTCAGAAATATAATTGGAAGTGAAGAATACAGCACTATATTTCCTGATCTAAAGCTGCAAGCTGATAACAAATCCGCAGGTAGATGGACATCTAATCAAGACGGAGAGTTCTTTGCCGCAGGTGTAGGTGGTGCTATCACGGGACGAGGCGCAGATTTATTAATTATTGACGATCCTCACTCAGAACAAGATGCCATGTCACCAACAGCTATGGAAAGTGCTTATGAATGGTACACATCAGGTCCAAGACAGCGTTTACAGCCAGGCGGCATTATTATCATTGTAATGACACGATGGAGTACAAAAGACCTCGTTGGAAAAGTTCTTAAAAAGCAAACAGATGAATACGCTGATAAATGGGAAGTAGTTGAGTTTCCAGCAATAA